CGCTCAAAGCGCACTCCCCTGCTGCCAAATCATATCGTAAGCAGTGAATGATAGCGTGATGGAATTAGTGGCACCTCGGATTGTCGGAGACGCGCACTCTCCTATTCCTAACACAGTCGTCCATGCGGCAGTTGCTATTGTGTCAGCCCAGTAGGATTCGTCCCATTTTGAAACGTCCCATGTCGCAGCATCCAATTCCGGGGTGGTCGGAATATTCGTCGGGTTTTTATTCGAGAAATCAAGATTCAAATCGATGGCGAATGCAGGCGCTCCGTTCGTCGTGAAATGCGGTCTGCACAGCGTGAAAATCTTTTGATTCCCTCTCGACTCGTAATAAGAAAATGCCGGTCGTATTTTCCAATTTATATTGGCGGAATTATCACTGACCCCTGTATCAGCCTTGTATATCACGCCACCATCTTGAGCGCCAAAATACAAATTACCTCTATATAGCGACCAACAGGCGGCATTTTGCCCTGTAAATTTACACCACGCCCCCGTCTGAGTATTAGCGACATATTGCACGGATTCCGTGGCGGACTTCGGAATATTGAAAAGAGAATAAGAGCCTTGCGGATAATGGATTGATTGCCAGCCGAAAACAGTCGAATACGCCCTGGAAGATGTCATAAATTCATTCTGGATATTTGTAGTGATTGCCTGCCCGAGACTTCCAACCTGATCAATCGGCAGAAAAGTGGCTAAAGATATCGCGCCGTCCTGGGTCGTTACGATAAGATCGGCTCCGACTTTCTCAATACATCGACGTCCGATTGGCTTGCCGATGTTGAATACACCGACAAGATTCCAGGCATCCGCGCTAGACGGATCATTCCCGGAATATATGATGCACTCGCCTTCGCTGGTGATGGCGACAAATAAATCATCCGGCCCAGCACCACCGTCGCGTGTCCACGATCCGATGGCCTGGATATATCCGCCCTTGCGACACAGGCCACCGATATCGAATGTAGCGACAGTCCCAGCCACCGAAACCACCGGCAAATAACCGAAAATCAAGCTATCATTGAACACGAAGAACAGGCGTCTTTGATGGGTTGCGACATGGACGATATCTGTCGCTGTAACACTTGCTAGGCTCGGAGTTGTGAAAGTGCTGCCATTGTAATAAATCGGGGCGTCCGCGCCGTTGACCATGAACAGGAAATTGCCGCCGGATGTGCCAAACATCGTTGTTTGCCATCTGGCGTTCGATTTACCCGTCGCAATGGATGTAGAGGCACCTTCGGCGGACGAATCATAGATCACCGATCCAGCAGCAGATAGTAGCTTTCGAGTTACCGGGCCAGCATATTCGACCAAAGTCTCGACAGCGCCGGAACCGTTGCCGGTCGAGTGAGATGCAAAGCCGGACCTGAGATCGCAGCTTGTCAAATTTGGAAATATATTTTCCAACTCGACTGCGAAATCCTCCGGCATATTTGCTAGAGAATCCCGTACATTCCAGCCCCGGACAGGTGCCGGGATACTCCCGCTTTGGGAGGTTCTAGTCTTTCTGGAATTGTCGAGGAGAGGCTGAAGCATTTTAGTTACCTAATACCCCATAAGTTCCCGCATCATGCGGAGTTTGTTTTCTTCAGGAGGCAGACCGCGAGTCGCGCCGGGGATAGCAGGAGAAGCACCGATTGTCTCTAGGGGTAAGCCGCGAGTCGCGCTGGGGATAACAGGAGAAGCGCCGATTTGGCTACCATCTTCAAGTCCCTGATTCTGCTTCATGTCAGATATTATTCGCTGTAATTCTAACGCACCTTCCGGTGTCTTCATAAATTTCGCAATCACTTCCGGTGTTAGTTCCTCGCCTTCATACATAACATTACCCTTTCTTAATGAAACGCCAATCGCCTCTCTCGAAGTATCTCATTTTCACTTCTTCAGGTCTGAAGAAATTCTCTATAACGTCAGCCGCCACATCCGTATCGTATTTCTTGCAACTGAATATATCGATGTAACAATCGCCGGTTTTGTCTGAGAAATGCCCCGTAATATTACTGGTCTCGATCATCTGGCAGAAGCTATATCCAGACGCATCCGCGTCATGTGTCGCAAAGTGGGCGATCATCGGTTCACCATACGATTTCATCTTAATGGCCGAGACGATTTCATTGATGAATTCCCGGATATTTTCCTCACTTGTTACCCTCTCAATTGGACAGGATTCACAATCGAATAACGCATGATAGCCCCATGGCGTTGCTTTTAATAACGCCATTTCTTACGCCAAATCACATCCCAATCCGATCAGTATCTGGATCAGCCATTACGCCCAACTGCCCTCTGGGATATAGACTCCCCTGGCGGCAGTGTTACCGGAAATCATGTCAAGAACCTTCCGGCCACCCGCACGTGAGGTTTCATTCGCCAGTTTCTGCTCGTAGGAGCGGAAATCTTCCGAATAGTCCAATCCGTTCTTTTTCTTGAATCTCCAGACAATACCCAATTCCATGAGGTTCTCGTCCAGAACACCGACATCCGTATCCGCAGCCCACGCCGATTGATTCGTACCCCCGGCAGATTGACAGAAATATGTGGATTGATATTCAAACACCCATGTGTTACCCGCAGAAGGCGCTGGGTAGGCGTAGAGCTTCCCACCGAATATCCTATAGCTGGGATACGGTCCAGTCGCTGTGCGGGCCTTCAGAGCTTGCCACTCAATAGGCGACAACGGACCGGTCACCGGTTGCGTCAGCGTCCGGTCCCAGAACGTCGAACTGATGATGTAAGAGAAACCCGGCGCGATTGTCGTGATAACGCCTTGAAGTTCCGCTGCTAGACTCGTATGAGTGACTTCGATCTGGGTCGCAGGCCATGAATAACGGTCTAGCACTTCTCGCCCTTCAGTCTGTGCCAAGGACAGCAAAGTCCTAACATTCTGGTCAACTGAAGCGATTACAACGGACGGGCGCGTCAGACCAATTGTATCGGATGCGTTCTGGACAAGGGTTAAAAGCGTCATTTATTCCTCTTTTCTCGGCCTGCCACGCTTTTTAGGGGCGCTATCAAGACGCTCCAGCAAATCCTTAATTTGGCGGTCTTTCTTGTTAATGGCCTCGACCAGGGATTCCATTTTGATCTTCAGCGATGCTACCTCTTCTGAAGCCTTGTTGCTTTCAGCAGACTCCAGATAGGATTTTGCCTTCTCGACCATCGCGACACCGCCCATGCCCAATTTACGAATTGTATCGGCGTTGGCCGAAGCTAAATCCTGGATGGTGCGGATTGTGGCGTTCTGGCACGTTTTCAACTGCGCGGGCGTCACACCCGGCCAGTTCTTCAAATCAGTTCCGTTCACGGGAGCCTCACGGCCCTCTTTCCACGCTTCATATGCGGCGAAAGCGAACGGTGATGGCGGTTTACGTCGATTGTCGCCGTGCCGCCACTCCTGGAGCAGTTCGTCTGTGATCTGCTTATCGACCACCAAGCCGCCACCGGGCATCGTAATGATAGCGAATTCGACATCCTTGAAAATCGGCATCCCTTGAGCGATGGTCTGCTCACGGTCTTCCTCTGGTCGAAGCTCGAAATCGACATAAAATCCATGTCTTTCTTCCGCCATCATATCGACCATCTTTTTCCCCTTGAAATTAAAGAAGGGGATGCCTCACCGAGACATCCCCGACTAAAGTTAAGCAGAGCTTCCGTCATCCATGAACGGACGCTGAATCTCGAATTCAGCAAGTCCACTCGATGGGGTATCCACGGCAGAAGCACCAATCGCAAGTTTTACACGATCCCCGGAAACAACAGCATCATCGATGCTGCCTGCCGTGGAAGTCGCATAGACCAGACCATCGTCAGCATAACTGGCTAGAGCCTTGCCAACCGCCTTGCCGCTGATCTGATACCAGCCGTATTGACTGGCAACATTGATCGACATTGAGGTAGCAACCGGGCCGATGGCATTAGCTGCCAGAAGCGCGGTTGAATTGTCGTCGGCATTGTACGTCACAAAGGAGCCAAGAACAGTCGATGCGACTCCCTGTAGATAAATGAACTCACCGGCACCATAATCAGTGGAAGCGCGATCCACAGCTTCGACAATGGTCCCGAGTGGGTGGTTTTGAGTTGTCGAGGTGTCCGCGATGTTCTGCGTCCCGACAATCGGGTTAACGATTTGATAGTCAGACATGATTTTTTCCTTTCAGGAAATGGAGAATGTTTGGATAAAAGCCGAACTAGGCTTTCATCACACCCTGAAGTGAACGGTTGCTCACCGTCATATTGCCCTGCCAAATAATCGGCAAAACCTGGGCATCCTGGTTCACCGAAGATTTCTCGGGGACTTCCGTCCAATTCGCGTCACGATGGGCGCAAATACCGATATAGTCGGTGTTCAGGAAATACGCATGAGCGTCCGGCATTCCAGCCGCCGAACTGTCATAGACCACATCCGCGCCCTTGTACTTCAAGGACGTAGTACCGGTCTTCAGATCGGTCGTGTTCGTATAACGCTGGATGCTGGTCTGACTATTGTCGAAGAACGTGAAGTAAGTATCGTCCATGACAATAAGGTCAGGCATGTCGTTGTTACGTGTCAGGTTGAGCCACAATGGGAGCATGAGGCTTTCGATAGTGGTCGAGCTTGGCGTGATAGCCCCACCGCCCTGCAACGGACTGGCCGCAGATTGAAGGATGTTTTTCCAGAAGGTATAAGTCCCGGAAACAATCCCTCCAACAGTTCCCGTTCCGGCATCTGAGACGAGAGCCTGCAAACCGTTGATCTGGTTAGCAGTGGTGCCATCGCTATAGATGTCGGTCGAGAAGTTGTTGCCAGCGGTACGCATGGCATTCTTCAGCTTGTTCTTGACAAGCTTGATAACGCCTTCCTTGCCGCTGTTCTGCCGAATTTCCAATCCAGACGCCACCACGTTGATGGCGACCTGTTTCCATGCGAAATTGGCAGCGGTAAACACTTCCGACTGAGCAATGTCGAGCGTGTCATAGCCACTATACCGCTGGTAAGTGCCATTCTCCGCATAGTCGAGCGGAATCTGGATTTCCCAGCCGCCGGAAATAAGATCAACGCGACCTTTTTCCGTCAGCCGCTGGTGCAAAGCGGTATGGTTCGAGATGTTATCTTCAAGATAAGTATTCTTGAAGTGACGATATGTTAGCGCCGAGATTTCCGTAAACGAGCTGTTAGCTGGCATGATAATGACCTTCCAAGTCTAGGCCGTCATGCGGTCGTCCACCAAAGCTCCGATAAAATCATCAACACTTTTCGCTTTCGCAGCACCCGCTGGCAACGCGCCAGTGGCCTTGATGTTAGTGCCCCCGGCCCGCTTTGCCGCCGTGGCGTCTTTCTTTGCCTTGGCGATCCGCTCGGCTTCAGATTTAGCCTTGCGGTCAACCTCAATCTTCCCGGAAACCTCGTCGTTGGTTGCCAGGGCCATTTTATAAGCCAACTCAAGATATTGGTTGCTGGTTAGGCCGGGTTTACTCTCACGCAGAGCGGAAACAATCGGGACCATCTCTCTTTCAAGTTCTGCATAAAACGGATTCGCTGTCGCGAAGTCATTTATGACACCTGAAACGACTTGGCCTTCTTGCTCCAACTGCTGGTTCTGCTGTTGTGCAAAATGATTTTCGAAACTTTCGATGCGTTGCCGCATTTCAAGCATTTGAGGATCGGCGGGGTATTCTCCGCCACTTTCATTCAATGCAGAAATCGGAATTCCACGCTGTTCAAGCAGATAGCGCGTAAAACCAACGGGGTCTGCATCCGCATAATCGGAAAGAGCGAAAAGCTGACCTATGGCGGTGCTTTCATCCATTCCGTTCATTGCAAACTGCTGACGCCGGGGCGCAATGGTCTGCTCCAACTTGTCGTAAAATTTCCGCTGTTCTGCCACTTCCATTGTCT